GCCCCACATATTAATATTACCCCGAGTGGAGTCACAAACAAATTTGTTTATGATGTCAGTTAAGACTCTCGGGAACAACCTAGTTAATTTTCGTCGTGCAAAACACTTCGAACGGCTCTAGGTTGAACCTGTCTGGTACGGTAGATAGTTGAGTGTGCCTTATCAACTAAATATTTAGTACCATGGTAGAAAAATGCATCCATAGCGGACGCAGCCATGCTTTGAGTTGCATACTTGGCGCCATCAAGCAAGCTTTGTGAAACAACACCAACAGTGTGTCCAGCTGCATCGGCAACATATTCCTTAACATCACTCGCTGCTCCTGTAAGCATTTGCCAATAAGTGTGATTATTGGAATCCAAATCGGACAAGTCATCTTGGAAATTAACTTTATCTGGCTTCATGATTATGTCACCAAGCTCCTGTTGGTTATTTTCAGATGCCTGCTGAGGATTCATACGATGACTTGTGGTAGAAGCTGACATTTTAGCTAAATTGACCATTGGGCTCCCTTTAGCAACACCTGAAGTTTGCCTGCCATAAATCGCCGATTTGTAATAGGGGGAGTTGCCATCTTGAGTGACAAGGCCGGGGTTCATATCAACAGACCTGAAAAGTTGCATCCTTTCTTTGAATGGGTTTTGATAACCATGTGTTCTTTGTGGCACAATACGATAATAAGTTGTGTTGGGGGTATATTCATATGTTGCCCAAATATCGACCTGAAAGCTAGCACCGGCAGGAACACCGTTGGCATAAAAAACGATATTTGTCTGATTATAATAGTTGGTAAGTATATTGTTATTACTACCAACAAAAAGAACATCTTCATAACCGTGTGGCACTGTTATAGCACGGTTGTATAAACCAGCACACATACTTTTTGATCTATACTTCAATTGATCAACACCAGTTTGAGTTGTTTCTTTACCAAAAGATGTGCCTATACACATCATACCTGAAGCATTAATGAGTGATGATGTATATGTTATCCTGACAGCACAAGCAGTAACACGGTAATTATCAGCATAAGTTAATATGTTGTTGGTGAAAGCAGTGGGTGTTGTAGGCGATATGCCTGACTGGGTGTTAAAGGCTTGAGACAAATCCAAATTAGTTGTGGAAGTGCCAGTTTCATAGGCCATAACATAGTTGCACCAGGGGTTAACAACAAATCTTATAGCATAAGAACTTTGCCCAGCGACAGTGTAGGTGCCAGTGTAATAAGCTGGCAAGACAGAGGTTTGAATGGGCATATCATCAGGGAATCTACATTCATCCATACCAGATAGATCTGGTTTGAGAAGAAGGTCTGAAAATGTTGGTGTGAGACACATAGGCGCAATATACTTATTCTTTTGTTTTTGCATAGCTCTATTGCGCATGGGGGCACGAGTTCTGCGTGAAACAGCTTTTTGAACTGCTTTCCTAACGCGTTTGTTAATTTTTGTATTTTGTTTTTGTTTTGTCATGAACTGTAATATTTCAAATTTTATTTGAAAATACTGTGCCCACACAGTCATGACAATGAATTGTCAGTAGCTAATTTCATCGAGCTCAGCATAGATACTGGGGTCCTGCTCCCTTTGCAAAAGCTCAACGTAACACTCATAAGCACAAGCACTGGAATTTTGATGATTAGCCAACTTGTACTTCTTAACTTCAAGATACTTACTTGCTTTCTTGGTAATATTGGGTTGTCCAAAAAGAGTCTCTCTCAATCTAAGCAATAATCTGCCAAAAGGGTCTGTGTCACCCCAAAGTGAGAGCAAGTATGTGATGACATCTATATATGTTGCGTCTGATAATTGATCAGTCTTAGTATGTTGACTACCATAGAGGGCTCTTCTTGGCTTACGATTGTAAGCAATGCTACTATCAGGCATAACAAAGATATTCTTGGACAAAAAATCTGCAGCAGTGTCGGAGCAGTTGAGAGATTTGCAGACCTGACCGAGCCCATGATTCATAACAGTTGGGAGGGAGTAGATTTGCCAGAACCAAAATTCAAAACTAATAAAGTCCTTCCGCTCCATGATGATAATGGAATCATCTCCGGCAACCAGTATATCAGCATTGATGCCAGACAAGTGAGTGATAAACTTTGCATATAAATATACACGGAGTGTGTTGCCAAGAGTGGTTCTATGTGCCAAGCCAGAAAAAACACCATGGTGGACGAGCATAGTCATGATATTCTTGAACCTGTTATGCTTGCTTGGGATTCGCATTCTATGAGTGGTCGCACACAGTCTCTCAAAAGAGGCTTGTTTCATGGTTGGCTCAAGGTCTGAATTATCGTAAAACTTGTCAAAAGTCTGGATAACAAGTTCATTGTCACAGCATTCCTGAAGTTCTGCCCATTGGTGTGAGTCATGGGAACTACCATCGTATGAAACTATAACAGGATCTTCATAATTCTTCCTTTTCGCTTCAATAATCGTCTTGGTCTCATCAGCATTGTAGCCAATATGGAACCAATCAAACTTCTTCATATCATCAAGAATCCAAGTATTATACATAGTGGATATGAACTTGAGGGATGGGCAAGGATTTGAGATACACCGGGGTCTTTGGTCGGGTTCACCATGACAAATCTCAGACTTGGGGAATATGCTTATCCATGGGGATTCAAACCAACCATCTCTATGAAGTTCAAGGCCCAACTTGTATATGGACAACTTATTCTCAGGAACCTTTGCTAAAAATTGACCAGTACTCAAAGGCTCGGGATCTAAAAGATTTACCATTTCAGTAACGCTCTTTCTAGCAAAATCCTTGAAAACACCAACGACAACAGGATCTGGTGTTTCAAATGAGTTGAACTGCCTGGCAAAGGCTGATTTTACAGAGGCCAAAGTGTCAGGTTTCTTTGTATGAACCTTGCCTCTGAAATCAAGGTCTAAGCCAGCGTGCCTATAAATAGGCTTCACACGCTGCTCATCAACAATCCTACTACGTTCATACTCCTCATTATCAACACTGAGAACTTTACAAATTGAGGCGTTATAATCAACAAAGAAGTCCTTAATGACGACGTGTTCAATATTTTGGCCACCAACGAGTTTTGGCCTACAAAGAGTGGCTTGCTGTTGGTCTCCTTGTGGTGTGAGGTCTTGGTCACGGACATCAGGTTCATGGACATATTGATTGTGTTCAATAAAAGGCTCACATTTAAGATCGCCACCTATGCCATTCAAAGATTTAATGACATTGCCTTGAGCACGCTCATGTAAGAGGGTGTTGATAGGAGGTTCTCTATCAAAGAGTTGGGCACACCTTCTCCTAAAAGCACTAGCATGGGGGTGATGGAAATCATGTTCATCATTGTCCAAAACTTCAGCAACATCTAAATCATCCATGATTTCACTTGGCTCAACACTAACACCACTCTTGTCTTGTTTGATAGTGGAGTCTGGCTGCATAACGGGGGTGCAGGTGTAGTCTAACATCTCAATTTGTGCTATATCTCTCTCACCGATAATCCTTGGGTTTGGCCCTAACACAGTCTCTTCAATATCTTTGAAGAAATTTAAGATTTTAGCTCGAGCGTATGAGTAAAAACTAAACAACGCTAAGGACAAAACCCCAACGATAGCACAAAACATACCGGCACCACCAACTGGCTTGTACTCTATAAAGTAGTGGTCCCGAACACTTGTTTGAATCCATTCACTAAACTCAACCATTGGTGTAATTCCTGTGAATTTCAAGCCCTTACACAGATTTGTGAGCATGTTAAATGCAAACCTACCAAGCTCGCCATGGCTCTCGTAAAGTTGATAACCTGCAAATCCCATAACAGCAACTCGAATGAATTTTATAAACATAACTGAGCTCTGTCCTAAAATTGGGACAAGTTTTTGGAAAGACAGAGCAATAATTTTAACGAATGTGGGGACCACAGGGAGACTTATAATTGTATTCAGTGTTGCATCAATAACCCCATCTATCAAAAACACTTTAATAAATGTTGGGTCAAGCAACCAGACAGCAGCCACGGCCATAGCTACACCATAAGGGATCGCATATTTATTTATTAACACCCAAGCTTTGTCAAAGATACTACTGGAGTTTTTGACGGCCAATTGCGTCCTTTGGTTCTTTGACACAAGAAGTTCTTTGACAACCACGTCAAACAACTTCTGCTCCCTTTTGAGAAAAACAGAGCAGGGTTCCTTCATCATCTGATAATATGATGTTGAGACGGCACGCATGACTGATGCTTGGTCCTCCTTATCAATGGGTGTTGATTGCATAATGATAGTTTTGATCAAAGATGCAGCAACTTCTTGATCAATTTTAATTGTATCTCCTCCATAAATCCAACCATCCTCTTTTCCTGTCCAAGTAGCTCGCAACCTGACAGTTCGTGATGAATTGGAGGTCCACATAGTGTCCTCCTCAAAAAAGGTGACACCATTGACAGTCCACTCTGCTGACTTCTCTAAGGGCCAGGTAAAGTTTTTATGGGAATATGGGCTGCTGTTACCATCAACACAAGATTCGACATAACCATCATTACAAACAAAATAACCATTTGACCCAAAATAATGGACATTCTCACCCTTAGTATCTTCATAAGCCTGAAAAACAACATGGCAGATGATGTCCTTATATGTTGTACAACTAAGAACTATATAATCAACGACACCATCATACCAGATGCAATCAAGGGCAAGAATATCATTTGGCCTAACCTCTGAATCAACACCTACTGGTGCATCAACAATGATAGTGTCCTTGCCTGGTTTTTGGACTTTCTTGTAAAGAACATCCTTTGCCGATATATCAGGTCTAAATGCCCACAACTTGAGGTTGCGTTTGGTTAGCTTACAAAGCATTTGTATCTGATGATACTTCGAACCGATATCCGTAACCTCATCAGTACTGACCAATGAGAGGGCAATTGACACAAATAAGTTTGTGACAAAGCGCAAGTAACCATGTGCATATGTTTTCTTGGGCAACAACTTGTTTTCTTCGAGGTACTTCATCTCGAGAGGAAACCTCTCTGCAACATAGCGTTTGGCGAGACCAAAATCCAACGTCAGATCAACATTGTTAATGTGACCTTTTATAATTTCAAATTGGGTTCCTGCATCATACTGTCGATAGCCATTATCAAATAGAGTCTGCTCATACTTGATTGTACGGTTATCCGGGACGAGTCCTTGGAAAATGGATATTGAGCCACCGGCACTAATGGCTCCTGGTTTAACATTCTGGACAAAACCGGACTTCGTCTCTTTTGCCGTCGCCTTACCCTCCTTGATGGCGGCTTTTAATCGGTTTAGTTCCTTGGGGTCGAGCTTCGTTCTTTGAGGAACAGCTTTCTCACCCTTTTCATCACCACCATTAATTTTGTCTTTGGTGTTTTCAGCGCTGTCCTTCTTGACTTCCTCAATGATATTATCTTTATCTTTGTTTTTCCCAGTCTGTGGTTTCTTTTCCTCAATACTCAGCTCTTCCTCGGAGTCAGGGCTGAATAGGTCTTCACCACTAAGATCGAAACCAGCATTGAATATCTGTTCAATAACCTTAGGTGAAGGTCTAAAGTTATGTATGCCCCACACTGGGTCGTTTTTCTTGCTATCTCTATTTGAAGCAGAAGCAGGTGCCCAGCCGAAGCAATGATAGTAATCATCATGATCAACGATGAACACATCAGAGTCAAGACTATCTGTGGTAATGTATGGGAAGGACTCATCTTCACTACTCTTATGTAGCACACACGTCTTGACAAAACGACCTGCAAAGAAGTCTTTGGCACGAACAAGGTTGACTGAACCTTTGGAGATGTCTGGGGGTATAACTAGGAGGTTATCAATAACTCCCTGGCTATCCGTATCCAAGAGTTTAAGGACGTCAAGACTCTCTGTTGCTTTGAAACGAACGAAGGCATCTCTTACGCATTTATTTCCCTTCCTACTGCTACCAATTAAGATGCAGGATTTCCTACCAGAGAATTTCTCCTCCTTAAGCTCAACAACATAAGTCTCAAGGTCATCCTTACGTATCTCAACATGGAGATTAAGAGCCACAGGTTTCGTTTTCTTGGGTTCGTAAACAACAGTGTCTCTAGTAGCCTTCTTCTCCGCCGGTGACTTATATTTATTTATAGCACCACTTGCAACTTTCTTCCCCTTAATATGTGAACCTATCCTTATATTTTTAGGTTTGACACCCTTACAGACAGATCCGTAGTCAACAACTATCTCCTTGTTTTTAGGTTTTGTTGACACAACACGACCAAATACGTTCATAACGTACTTAAGTGCCTTCTCTGGGGTTGGGATTGTCTTAGAATAGAAATTAACACTCAAATGTCCGACGACATTCTGCTTATGATCTCTCCTCAAATCAACATAGAGATCAAGGTGTTCAGGCACAAACCACTTGGTTATGTCTCTAAGAGTATAAGCATACTGAACCCAGTCTTTGCCGGGAGGACAGAACATGTAAACTGGGTTCTGAGTGTCTATAAACATCTTCATACGAGTGGCACAATAACCATCCTCAGGGAGCACTACAGTTACGGGATGGTATGAGGATCCATTTTGCTCAACAAGGGCATGATCAAACATGACATGCAGTCCATTATCATCAAAGATGAAGTGACTAGTGAGCACGTCACCTTTTTGGACTTTTTGGTAGAGAAGGTGTCTCCCTGGTTGATACTCAAGCGTCAATTCATCGACTAAATTCTCAGTTTCTGCCAAAACCATGTCATCGATCTCTTTATTAGTGCCTTTGAGAACTATTATTGGAGTGTCAGGATCTACATGATCATTTGGGTTAATTGCTACCACTTTCGTCAATCTACCCTCACTGACGATCTTGAAATGACTAACCTTCTCTTCCTCTTCACCTACCTTGACTTCAGAAACTTTAATCTCTTTTTCTTTGGTTTCAGTTTCAACGATGCGTTGGACGCGATCTCTAACATAATCAGCCTCATAACGGGTTGATATATGCCTCGTCTCAGTTAATTCTATTGGGACCACACTGAGATCTGGGCTCTCAAATGGTGAGAGTTTGTGTATGAGCTTCGATACGGGAAGATCGCTCATAACTGGAGTGTCATCTTTAATGATAGTTTCAAAAAAGTTGACATCTCTTAGCATCATCTGCAACTTATAATGCAAATATGGTTCTAAACCACCAAGAGCACGATGCCAGTGCTCAAAATCGCCGCTACACAAATGGATTGTGACGTGATATGTTCCGTCAATGCGGCGATTATCAATGAGGACAATTTCAGTCTCACAAGTCTTTGTAAACCATCCTCCAATAGAAACTTTATTGCGATACACTCTGTGTATGTCGCTGAAAGTAATCTTTTCATTCCTGGCAACAAAATCCGTTGCGCCGCAAGCCTGCTGTGTCAACCAGAGTAAACGCTCACCACAATTGCCACTTGGCAATGTGATGATCGTTCGCTCATGTTCGCCACATGTGCGGTGTTCAACGTTGTAACTACCAGAGTTTGTCTGAATAGAACTATTTGTTGTCATGAAAGCTAATAAGAATT